ATAGGTGAATATAATCCGCCCAGTTATGAAGATCAAAATGAAACAATTGAGTATTGGCACAATTGACAAAATGAGCGAGCATACCTGAGACCCAATGATCCGAAGGGATTCCTTGGGTCAGGCAGTTCCTAATAGTTTTATTACTTTCTCCAACCTCTTTACCAGATTCGGTAATCCTAGCTTCTTCTAGTTTTAGTTTAGATAATTGATTGACAATAACTTCACTAACAGAACTATCAATTGCTGTTGGTAAGTAATAGTAATTATGAACTTTGCTCATTGGTATTAATCCTGTTTGGAATCTTTATAATCTCCAAAAGAGATAACGTCTGGTGATCCATAAGTTTGAATATTGATGTTATCAAAATTAAATGAACCATCCATAAGGTCTAAATCTTTTCCAATCTTAGTAGTTGGATAAGTTCCTCCATTAATATCAGGATCTGTAAGATTAAATGAAATATTATCATTCAAATTATCAAACCACTGACTAGTTTGATCTGAAAAACGAATAGTGTTAGAGACTTTCTTTCTCAAATCACGAACTGAATTATATTTTTCAAAGAGTTCGTTCAGGTATGAGTCTTCGCCCTCTGCAAGAGCGTTCATCAATGCCTGACGGATAGCTTCTTCTGCTTTTTCCAAATGTGATCTAACGCTCATAGTAACCTCTATGTAAATTTATAAAATGAAAGTAGTAATTGCTGCGTATCCAATTAGTATAGCACACAGTCGAGAAAGAACAACATAATATTTTTTAATGGGTGTCCCAAAATACTGCTGTCCAATCATAAGACATTTGTGTGCTGGTGAGATCAAGTATCCAGAATACTCAGTGCAGAGAAACCACACGAGATACTGAGGACCAAAGATCAAAACTAATGCAGATGTCATACCAGCATACTTACCAGATGAACCCATAATATAAGCAGCAACCATAGCTACCAAAGAAGCAGGAAGAAGCATCTCAGGTGTTGCTGCACTAAGATATGCCATGACTGGTCCTTTGATCAGTCCGACTATACCACCAAGAGCAAGAACAATGGTTGCAATGATGGCAAACTTACCATCAAGGTATTTACCCCAGTTCCAATCCTTACAAAGGATACTGTAATAACATGCCATACCAAAGAACCAAGGAAAAAAGAATGGTGCTCCTGCTTTACCTACTGTTAATAGGAACCATAGTGTTGCAATGAAAGGTGCCCATCCTCTTAATGCTCGTTGCCAATCAAAGTCTCTGATATTACTCATGTCAGGGACAACACTTCTGGGGTCTACCTTAGAAAAAATATACCACCAAGTATATGCTAAACATATACAAAGTGGAATAAATGTATAACCTAACATCTGCCCATAGGTTATACCCAATGCTGCCATAGGAAGAGCAATTGTCTTCTCTAATGGTGACCACCAATAATAATGGTGTGTCGATAAGTAATCAATAACACCAAACTCACTTCTCTTTCGTTTATCTGGGGGTGCAATAGCATCTAGTAGTGGTGCAGACAATGCAACACGACCAGGAATAGGAAGAACACCACCAAAGATAGAAGTAATGATAATCATCACTCGATTATCTTTAACATACTTCTTAGCTAATGAATAAACGTCATCAAGTACATGATATTGTCTAATAAATCCACCTAAAATCATGATCCCAAAGATGTAACCCATGTAGAGTTCCTTCTCTAGGATCGAAAATATAATATCAATCATTTATATGTCACATGGGTTCTGAAATTTAGTTATATCAGTAGCAATATACTTAGTACCGTCTTCTTTCTTAATAAGAAAATCTTCACCGTTCTCAATCTGAGTAGTATACTTGTCTTTATTTTTATTAAATTCTCTCTCAGTTAGTTCAATCATAATTGACAGCAGATTTTTTCACGTTGCATATGTTGAATTGATTCTTGACATCCACCAAGGTGAATATCATCAAGAGTCACTTGTGGGAAGGTTGATCCCTCACCAAATTTAGCATAGAATTCTTCTTTTGTAAAGTCACGATCTAGTTCATATGATACATGTGGGAGTTCTTCTAACTCCATCACTTTTTTCATCTTTATACAATATGGACAACCAGATTTTGAATAGATTATAATCATTCCTTTAGATGTTTAAAGTCTTCTTCAAAGATTGCCAGACCTGCATCTGTCAAAACATGATTATACATCTTGTCGAATATTTTAGTAGGTAGCGTAGCTACACTCGCTCCATAAGAAAAGCATCTAGAAACGTGATGAACATCACGTAAAGATGCTGCTAGAATTTTAGTTTCACATCCCTGAACATTATACAATCCAGAGATAGCACGTACAAGTTCAACACCACTGAAAGAATTATCATTAAGACGACCCACAAATGGTGAAATATATGTGGCACCTGCTAGTGCTGCCATTGCTGCCTGTGCTACAGAGAAGCAAAGGGTAACGTTAGTTTGAATGCCCTCATCAGATAATTCCTTACAAGCAATAAGACCTTCTCTAGTAAGAGGAAGTTTGATTGTAACTTCTTCACCAATCTGAATATACTGTTGAGCATTCTCAACCATTTCATCAGCAGTATCTCCATTAACTTCTGCAGAGATACTCACAAAAGAAAACTCTTTTGAAAGGGTAGTAATAAAATCAAGATAAGAAACTCCTGACCTACGAACAAGTGTAGGATTGGTAGTGATACCAGCAATTAAACCAGTTTCATAACGATCTTTAATCTCTCCGTAATCAGCTGTATCTAGAAAAATTTGCATAACAATTAATAAGGTTTATTATATAGGAAGAGCTTCTTTATAAAGGAATTTTTCCTGTAGATTATAGAATAATTTATAGTTTTTTGTCAACACGTAATAACCCTTTATGTCATTACCATCACAATGATAACCATACCCTTTGAGAGGTTCATTAACTCCATCAATTCTGAAGCATTTACTACCATTTTCTAGGTAGTTGTGAAATTTCTCGTCTAGGTTGATCATCTTTCCTCGTAGTACAGTTTGCGGACTTTCCGTTGGCGGCGAGCCTCTTGGTATTTTAGGTCATTTTCTGTCAGGATTCCATGATTTTTAACAATATCTTTAGATTTTGTTAAGACTACTTGATCCAAATCAACAGCAGCTACATGATCATCCACAATCCTCATCTGATTGGAACAACCACAGAACTGAACCTTACTACTACTTATCAATTCTTTGGAACAAATTTTGCATCTTGCAATTAACATTGTTATTCATTTAACCTCTTGTAATTTCTGATGGAGCAGCTTCACTAAGGAACAAGTTTAAGTTTATAACTGTTCTATAATGTGTATCTGTTTGTGACACACCTCTATGCTTAACTGTATTAGGAAATATTACTGCACGATTTGCAACTGACTCCACGATCTCACCAGTTTCAAACTCTGTGTACCCATTATTTGTATTTACATAGTAAATTATAGTGGTAACATGTGGTTCTGGTATATCAGTAATTCCATACCTCAAGGACAAATCAAAATGGAAATTAGATTTTATAGGATTTTCAGTACACAACTGCAGATTTGCTTTGATTCTAGATATACCTATAATTCTTTGTTGATTTACAATAGGTAAAACATACTTAAAAAATGGAGAGAAGTGTGCAATTCTATAATCAGCAAACCAATGATTCAATTGGGTGTTTAATGGATCACTGGAGTTACCATTCATGTCCATGTCACCAGTTTTTTGTGCAACTGTCCAAGGAAATTCCCTCTGCAGCATTATTTTTTGCAATTCTTCATGATCTTGAGGATGAAGGAATTGATCGACAATTTTTATTTCACTCATTTTGATGTTGTCTGCCAATGGTAATGATAAAAGTTTCCTTCAGGAGAACACATAGGATCTTCAGAAGGTACTCTATATGGGAGCATACTCTGCCCTTTAAAATCAGTCCTATCTCCAATAATATCATAAGCTTCTAGAAGTCTGTCTGTATCTTTTAGCTTATTAATGACCTCAGGTTCTGGTGCTGGAGAACGATAAACAAAACCCTCGTATTGACCAGGAGAATTAATTACACCAGAAACAGAATCAGGAAATTCAGGAGATTTAACCCTATTTAATATTGATACTGCAACACAATACTCATCCATACTATTAGGTACTGCTTCAACCTGCACTGCTCGTGCAAGATGCTCATAGTCAGCAGGTGTCAATGCCAGAATCAGTTCCAAAATCAAAATAGTCTTTCCTGTAGTAGCGTCCGAGTATATTAGAATTATAGTAGGCAGGGGTGCCGTCTGTCAAGGCTTCTGTTAGAACTCCTCTTGTGAAGAGTTGCTTAGTTTCTTCATAGTTGACTCTACCTGGGGTGGAATGTATTGAGAGGATCTCTCTTTTGAAATTCTCTCTGCCCATCTCTCTAATGTCTCGTTTAAGATCATCAGAGCTTCCGTAATATCTTCTCCAGTCTGACTCTCTAGTGACTCTTCGTTTTCCACCTTTAGGCTTCCTTTTTTGCCAGAAATATTTTCTGCCAATGTACGATCTACCGTTGATGAGATTGGTAATACAATAAACGAAGCCCCAGTTGCTCCCAATAAGACTCCCGTCAAAGACGCTGCCATTATATTGCCAGGGATTCTCATACTTCTTAAATTCTTCCACATTCCCATTATCTATTCCTCAGTATTTATTTCATCTTCTAATGGGAATCCCATTGTTTTATATTCCAGCTGAGTCTTAAGAAAGAGAACCT